CCTCAACGACACCTGTAAACCAGATGAAGCCATCTCTGCCCATAAAATCTGTAGTACTCATTTATTTTTTCCCATAAGTAGCCGTATTTAAAGCGGTCACCTGCTTATATTTATCCGTATTTAAATGAATTGCGTAGGCGCCGCGGTGCGTAGCACTTATTAGAGGCCTATCGTTGATACCTCTTATATTCATTGATCTTTTTGTGTATATTTCTTTCATATTGTTCAAATTGTCTTTGGTCCTTTGTAAGATTGATATAGTTCGTTCTTACATTGTTTGTAGTTATATTCTATTGTGACCTCTCATGTGGCCATACCCTTTAGCAAAATTTTTTTTCTAAACTCGCAATAAACTTTGAGCATACTAGAAGAATCCTTTAAAGAAACTCTTAGCACTAGATAAGTTTTGTTTAAAAGAAACCATACTAGACTGAACAAAGTTATTGATACGACTTGTTATTCTGTCTTGTGCCATAGGATTCATCTTGTTGAAATTACTTAAACTTGATAGATTTATGCCTCCTAGTGCTATTTTTGCCTTTTCTGCGATTTTCTCAATTTCTGTCTTTCTATTGAGGATTGTAGAGTTTATCTTTGCTAGATGTTTCTTTTGTAATACCCTATTAGAAGTACTATTTAAAACGGCGTTAATAGACTTATTAGCGGCATCCTTGACGTTTAAGTCACTTGTATTGAGATCAACGTTTAACTGTTTAGCGATGTCTTCTACGGTGCTTATTTGAGGACTAGGTATTTTACCGTCTAATTTATTTTTTACTGGGACTAGTGTTGATATATCTACACCTGATCCTATTACATCAATAGGTTTAGACCTGAAATTTGCACTTGCCTTAAATGTATCTGCGTTTGGTAAGTCTGTAGCAAATACGTTACGTACTACGGTCAATGCTGTTGTATGTTTTTGATCAAGCAAGTCTATTTGATGATGGACTTTTGATATTAGATAACGACCTGTTAATAACTGATCCACAACATCATCACGTTCAACTTTAGGGTCATTTGTTTGTTCAGCAGCATTGTAACTAGGCACTTCACACCATACTAGATCACCAATGTTATATGTAAAGTTACCTGGTACATCTATATCCATTGAGAAGTAATCTCTACTTGCAATTGATAATGCTTGTTTAGCAGTTAATCTAGGATCAAGTCCTATACCTTCACTATTAAAAGCATGATTTGCTTCTGTTGCTGGTTCTACAAATACACGAGCAAAGTAATCGTCCATATACTTTCTATTGTCAGCATTTGAGGCCTTCGTTAATTTACTAGCATGTAATCTGTTAATTTGTTTCTTGTTAGTTGACCCATATGACTTATCATCTACGGTATATTCATCATCAAAATCAGCAGGACCTGGTGGCATAATACCTTGATATTTGTTACCAGCGCCAGTCGGTGCGTCTATGTGTAGTGCCTGTTCATAATAGTTTGTATAGGTTAGTTTGCTCTTTGTAAATTTCTTATCAATTAGATTGTGAGCATATATCACACTACCAAACATACCTCGTCTTGTATTTGCCAATGTGTTATATGATTCACCAAATGTAAATGAATATGGTTTTGTAATAGGACTATCTGTGCCTGTATCTGGTGTGCCAAAGTTAGGATTAAAAGCAGACAATAGGTCAAAGTATGCCACAAAAGGTCTGTTTCTATCTGTATCGCCTGGCTCTCTATACAATGACTCTAATGTTCTATAATGAAAACCTCTATTGTTTTCATAAAACATATAGTGTGGTGTTTTGAAATTAGCAGGTTCTGATATACCTTCTAACATACGAATACCTGCTAAAGGTCTGCAATTAGGAAACGTAAATGTATAACTGCCTAACGTAGGGTCAATGAATAAATCTTTTTTAGAGTTCAATAAACTCTTATCACCTTTAACAATGGTATTAACCATTTCTGCATATGAACCTGATAATGATTTTGATACTCTTAATCTCTCGTTTCTAATAGACTCAATTGAGGTAAAGAACAAAGCAATTGCTTGTACGTTTTGTGCTGTCTTTACTGATTTCTTTTCATACACTTGAAACCTATGATTAGTAGCATTGACTTCTTCATCGCCGTCTGCTTCTATAGGGTTTCTCATTTTAAACTCTATAAACTCGTTACCTATAATAGGTAGTCTATTAGCAGCACCAACTGAATCAAAGAACATTATATTACCTGATTGAAATGCTGAGTCTAAATCTTGGTATAGGTTAACAACAGCAGTAAGACCTGTTATATCTAACTGCGAACCACCATAACTATAAAGTATTATTTCTGAAGTTCTAAAGTCGCCAGGGTATCGTGGCGAAACATCATCATATTTTGGCATACCTGGTTTAGGCATTTTACGCTCCTATCAATGTAGCAAACTCATCGGTAATCAAATCTAAAAATTCATTTCTTAATAATTTAATTCTACCTTTTGCTAACTGCTTTCTTAATTCATATTCATAGTTAGTTACAGACGTAGCACCTGATACGGTACTATTAACTTGTATCATATGTGAATGGTCAAATGATGATGTAGCACCACTCCCTTGTGCTACCTCATAATGATGTACACCATTGATGTCTGAATATTTGTCATTTACATATTTTTCAAATTGATCTTGTGTTAGCGGCCAATCGTAAAATCTGTCTTTTACATTGTTGAATAATAAGATAATCCAATAGTATTTTTGATCACCATAGAATTGCTCTGATACTGACTCTGGTGTTTCTTCACCACTTACTTCGTATAAGTCAAATAGAGCACCACTTTCTGTTAATCCTTCTTTTATCTGCACTCGTCTTAATAGGTTTGTAACAAGTTTAGGGTTACCTTGACCTGCAGCGTCATAATAGATTTTAGGAAACTTACTGAAATATGCTGGCATAGATTATTACCTCGGTGGTCCTCCTTGATTGGCTGTTGCACTTTGTCTTAATTGATTATAACGACTTCTTTCCATTAGTTCTAATTCTTTAAACGTTAATGTTGCGTCTATAGATACTGGATCACCACTAGGGTGTGTTGAAAACTTATCGCCACCGTAATCTATATCAACACCTGTACATGCACATAAACCTATTTGATCTATAAATGGGTTGACCTGTGTGCCTCTCATAAATCTAATTGTAAATTCATGTGGTACTTTGTAGGCAGCAATTGATCCTGTACCATATTTTAATGGTAACATTGACTCTTTTATTTCGTGTAATAAGTTATTTACTACGTCTGATTCTTTCTTACTTCTTGGTGTAAATTTAAATGTAAAACTAAACGTTCTATAATCTATACCATTAAATATCATTTCTGACATGGCTGCTGGTGCGATACCTGTTCTACGCTGTACAGCAGCACCTATACCTTCACCTAAACCACCAGTGAAAAATGATGATAGTCCTGTTGCTAATTTACCTGCTTGTTGAGCAACTGCACCCATATCAGGTCCTGTAAAACCTGAACCAGAGTTTATAGCGTCTTTTATTTTTGCAAAAGCACCTAATGCCCCACCTATATCTGCAGCCCCATAATCAGCTGCTAAATTAAATTTAAGTGTTTGTGGCATGTAAATTGCAATTGAATTTTTAACTGTTCTGGCAGCACCTTTACCTGTAGGTATACCCATAATACCAGATGTTGTACCTTCACTAAAAAATCTATTTGCACCATAGACAACCGTATCTAAATTGTCTGCTCTTTTTGTGATTTGTCTGTTAGAAACTGCTCTTTGACTACCTGATTCACCAGTTCTTTCTATTATATCAAATAGAATATAATGCTCTTGGTCTTTTACATCTAAAGGATAAACAAAAAACTTACCACTACTACTATGATATGGGTTTGAATAATCTGCATTTGTAGGGTTGTAATTTATAATACCTTTTTTACTTGCAACCGTTTTAAAGTTAGGTATAGTAGGTCCTTTTAAGACCGTACTAGTTTTTGTAAAGTTACTTAATATGTTTGTTAATACTTTGAAAGGTTTAAATGCCATGTTAATATTTATCCTATATTACTCATTTCTTTTGGTAGGTTATTGGGATTATTTACACCTATAGTTGCTGATCCTACATTTGTGTTACTTGTATTGTTTGAGTTATCAACTGCGTTATTATTGATAACCGTTGTACCCATTGAGTTTTCTTTACCAATAGTTAATTTTTCTATGTTATCTGCTTTTAATTCTTCTACCGTTTCAAGTTTCTTTTGATCGTTCTTTACAAGACCTAAATCGTCATGTTGTTCAGTAATAGTTGGATCGTCACTTGTACCTGCAAGTTTATTTGCCATCTTCTTTTTATCAACAAGACCAAATGTTAGACCAGATAAGAACCCAGCAAAACCTGATGAAGCCTTATCTCTTAATGTTAGTTCGTCATCTTCTTTGTCAAGTAATTCACCTGCGTCTGCAACACCTTTAGCGGCGTCAAATACGCTCATAATAGCAGCAAGAGGTAAGAATACACGACCTGCAACTCTAGCAGCACCTTTTACTGCCTTGCCTGCTACTTTAGTACCCTTCTTAACATTTTCTTTAACAAGATTTTTAGTTTTATTTTTAGCCGCAGCTGTTGTTGTTGCAGCTGTTGTAGCAGCACCTGTTCTTGCAGCTGCTTTAGCTGCTTTTTGACCTGGTTTACCTGTACCTGTAACTACTGGTGGTTTGCCTTTACCAAAACCTAACATGCTTTTTACTGAGCCTGCAAGTGTACTACCTAATCCTGTGATTGCACCCTTAATCGTACCACCTAATGTTGTTAAGGCTGCAAGTGGTAATAAGTTATCACTTAAAGTTGAAAAGAAACCTTTGTCTTCGTCTGATTTCTTACCTAATAATTCGTTTGTTGTAAGTGCTTCGTCATAAATCTTTTCTAATAGACCACTTGTTGTATCAAATTGAGCGTCTGATTCTCTTTCTTGCTCTACTCTATCCTCACTATCACCACCAGCACCTTCAGATTGAAAACTATCTGTGGCCATAGATTTAGCAACCGTTCTCTTGGCAATATCTTCTCTACCTGCTGACGTATCTGCAGCTGCTGATGTACTAGTGCCTGCTTTTAATTCGCCTTTGGCTGTCTTTCTACGTAATTGTCTTTTAGCAGATAGACCTTTTTGTTCTGCTCTTTCCTCAGACTCAATTGCTCTTTCTATTCTTTTGCCTATGATAGGTACATTTGTAAGACCTACTCGTCTAGCAAGTTTAAGAGGTTTTAGTTCTTTCTTAAAATCTCTAAATCCTAATGATAATTTAGTTGATAACCCTAGTACTTTTTTTAATTCAGCATTTGTTTTACCTACGGTCTCTTGGATATATGCAAGTTCTTCCTCTGTAATAATATCCTTTTTACGTAAATTTTCATACTCTTTAATTGTTTTTTCTGTAGTTAATTGTGAGGTTTTTGCGTCATCAAAATCCATACCTTTCAAGGCGTCAAGTTCAACAATAGGATAATCTATTACAAACTGAATTATATCCTGTCGTATTCCTGCGTCATTAAGTTTTGCCTGGTTCGTATAACCAGCAGACTTCTCTAATTGAGATTGATACTCCTGCAATGCGTCAGATAAAGCAAACTTTGGATCAGATTCATCTTTCTTTTGTGCTTTTAGAAGTGATTTAAAGTTTTCTGCTGACGCCTTTTTAAAGACTTTTGATACTGCTTTTACCATTTATTAACCTATGTCTTGTTCTTTATGTTTTACTTTAGATGGTTTACCATTTACATAGATTGCAAACCAACCTGCACCAGCCCCAACGACTACTGAAACTAACCCAGCCTGTGCGTTAGTAGGATTCTCTAGTGCCATAAACCAATTGATTACATCTAAAAATGCCCAACCATAAGCAACCATTAATAGTCTTGGTACTAATCGCCAGTTTGACATTAATTCTGGTATTTCTACTGATATGAAGTGCCATAACGTTCCGACACCGTATTTAAAACCGTTCCACCCTTGTGTAAACATGTTCTTTAAAAAATTCTTCATATTTCTATCCTCTCTTTTGTTTTTCTCTTATCTTTTCGTTTTCTTCTCTTATATGCTGTACTAGTAGTTCAACATATATTTCCCTCTCCCATGGTAACATTCCTTCAAGGTCACCCAATGAGTATTTATGGTATTGCATTAAAGCAAAATTCGTCCTAAAAAAACTCTCTAGGCTTTCATGTAAGAGGGTAACTGAAAAAAATCAGACGCCCCTTGTAATAACATTTCATGCTCTACACCTGATTTAGGGTTCTTGTATTTTATTGTATGTTTTATGACAGGCAACGTTTCAAAAAAGTCTTTTAGTTTTTTGAATTGTGGCATAGTCAAGTTATCAACAAACTGCTCTACTTCACCTGGTTCAAGGTCTTTTGTTTCAAAAATTTCATCACCATTGTAAATTTGAGCAATACAATCCCTCATCAAATTGACCGATAAGTCTATGATAGTCTTTTTATTTGCTACCTCTAGTACGGTCGGCACTTTCATTATCACACCATAATCTTTTGAGAAAGGTATATTTGTTTCTACCTTCTTACTTAAATCTGGTTTAACGTCTTCAATATTAAATTCATAATCTACAACTTGTTGTTCATCATCTGGACATTTTAGTTTCAATTGTACTGCCTCACCTATTGATTTTGATCTTATGTTTAACCATAACCATTCAAAATCATAGACAGGTAGTTTTGTAACGTCAATATCTGACAATACACAAGTTTGAACCGTATTGATAAGAGTTTGTACCATCTCTTCCTCAACATTGTTCTCAACTGCCAATAGTAAAATCTTTTCTTCTTTTACTAAAAACGGTCTATATTTCACCTTTGCATTATTTGATAATGTCACTTCATGCTCAGGCGTCTTCATAAAATTAAGCATTATTTAACTCCTTATTAATAAAATATATCACGTATAATTTTAGGGTCTGGTAACCCTTTAGGAAATACACGACCTCCTGTTACTCGCCCAATGGGCAAATTCTTTCTTAATGTTTCATAGACTTGACGACCTGCTCTACCTATCTCGTTACCTATACCAAATGGTAAGTTATCTAAAAAGTTGCCTTGTATTGCTGTCGTATTAGTTCTATATTCGTTTCTATCTATTCTACTATATTCACTAGTTCTATCACCTGCTAAAAAGTTCCATGCTGTAGTAGCATAGTTTCTGTATGTAAATGTAACACTTGTTTTAACAATTTGATTAACTGCGTCATATGATAATGGTGTTGAAGCAATTGTTTTAGGCCAACACTCATACATTTGTACTTGATATGTTGAGTAACCAGATGAGTCACCTAGTGATTGTCTTAACTGCTGTCTATCTTTTCCTTGATCACCAGTAGGTGTGAAGTTAGCAAGAGCTGCTGTAAATGTTTTAGTTAATGGCGTAATTGTAATTGTACAATCTTTAGCGTAATCGTCATAGTAACCTACATTGTGAGAAATAGGATCAACAATAGAGTTTTGCCATGCTTCAAAAAATAGTCGTTCATCATAATTAATACTTGTATAATATTCTAAAGTTATTTCTTCAAATGATACGTTCTTTGCTATCGCTCTTTTAGGACCATAGTACGTTTCATTTACATCATCTGTTATAGTTTTACCTGGTAATGATACATTAGAACAGAATAAATCCATTCTGTATTTCATTGAATTTTTTATTGCCAATGATAAGGCAGCACTTCTCTTATGTCTTGCACCAACATCACGTGCTGGTAAATCAGAATATATTTGATGATCAGCTAACATGCCTTTAGGACCATCTATCGTAACTAAAAATTGTGTTGGTCTAGCAAAACCACCAGCAGTTGTCATGCCTGATCTAAACACATTATAAACTGAATTGGCATTAGATGAAGCATTGTTTGCTGATATTCTTCTATTGGCTTCTTTTGTGCTAAATTGTGCTTTAGATGGCGGTATGCCTAATCTAATATCTAAATCACCTATTCTTTTACCTACACTTATTATACTCATTATAGAAACTTCCTACTATCTGAATAAACTACAGCGTCACTTGCCTTTTTAAATCTTTGTACAGGCAAGTATATCGCAATTGCGGCCTCATCAGCATTTATTCTTAAAAATCCTGTTTGACAATATGCATACAGATATTTTTTGATTGTTGGTTTTACAATCTTAATTCTTTTTACATCATCATAATTTACATCAAATTTTGTTTTACTATCAAATCTACTATCTGTTGCTGTTGCCTGCATACGTTCTAATAATCTAAATCTCAATAGTGGTGGTAGATAGTGAAAGTTCATACCCATAAACCCACCTGATATTGGTTCTAATGGTAAAACAAGTGGGAACACGTCATAGTAAGGTAGTGTCTTTCTAAATTTAGGATTGTACCCAAATAAGTTCAATCTACCTACGCTAGGACGACCATTTAGTTTGTTCTCTCTAAACAATTGACCTGCTGTTTTATTACTTGCAATCTTATTTACTTGTGTTCTATACCAAGTAGCAGATTTATCTGTATTCCCAGCTCTTTGTTTTATAGTGTCAAATACGCTTGCCATATTACTATTTATGTTGGTAATAAATAGATTTATGAAGAAGTTGAAGAATATAGATAAAAGACCATATCAAGGCATATTCAAGCCTATGAACCCACAGAAATATAAAGGCAATGTTAATAACATTATTTATAGGTCTAGTTGGGAGAAACGTTTTATGATGTATTGTGATAAGAATAGAAGTGTGTTGGAATGGGGTAGTGAAGAAATAGCAATATCGTATCGTTCAGTAGATAACAGACCTCATAGATACTATCCTGATTTCTATATGAAAGTTAGACAATCAAATGGTACGTTTAAGAAGTTTGTTGTAGAAATCAAACCTAAAAAACAAACACGCAAACCTAAGGCACCTTTGCGTATGACTCGTACCTATAAAAATGCGTTGATTACTTATGAGAGAAATAGAAGAAAGTGGTCAACAGCGTATGCTTGGTGTATAAAACGAAACATGAAATTTCTGATACTAACCGAAGACCACTTAAAGACTTTTTAGATTAACTTATTACTTTTCTTTACATTGAAAGTGGCGTCAATCAATTCACCATTATCTAAAGTGTGTGTACCACCTTTATCTTTAGGTATTACAGCGTCACCGTGCCACTTCGTAAAGTCAGCAATCTCGTTAAAAGGTATTTCTTTTTTAGTTCTAGTACATTTACCTTTTTGTCTTTCCCACATTTTTACTTTATCATCATATGAAAAATAATCATCTGGATCTTCTTGTTGTACTAAAATCTTATCAGCAAAAGCATTGTCTTCAATTTTATCTTTTACTAATTTCTGTCTGTACACTCTAAACTCATCACCGATCTTTCTAGTTAGAGTTTTGAAGTTGTACTTTTCTGTATCACCTTGTTTAGGTGAATCGTAAGTTGTTTTTTCATCAGCAAACATCTTACCAGTTGTTTCTAACCATAACTTGTAGAAGTCATTTGGTTTTTCTATTTTAATATTCTGCATTTTATAATCGTATGAAATACAAAAATAGTCAAATATAGAATTACTTGATTTCTTTAAGTTAGCAGTACCGACCTTGATAGTATCAAGTACTGTATTCAGCACTCTATTGAATTTACTATCTGTTTTACCAGGTCTTACTATTTTGTTTGCCTCACCAAGAGGTGACATGTAAACTTTATCTAAAGTCTTTTTGTCTGTAGTGTTATAAGCAGCGTAAGCAATACACTTAGCAATAAACTCGTCTGCCTTTAAAACTATAAACTCTTTGTTCTTTACAAAGTTCTTTAAAGACTTCTCAAATGTATTTCTTTTATCTCTTACATATTGAGCAATCT